TTGAAGGCTCGTGCGAAGCTCCGTAGTCCCATAGATCTGTTCCTTAGACTTGGCGGCAGCCTCGAGGTTCTCAAGAAGCTGAAGCTGATAGCTCTTGTCTCCAATCAGGCGCTCGTAGACAATGAAGTCCGCACCAGTGCCTCGGACTGCAATCTTTACGGTATTTGAGGGGCCATAGAACTTGACGATAGCAGAGTTGATCAGTCGATCTTCAAACGTCGCCTTGGAGTTGTAGTTCAGGTTCTCGTTCAGCCAGATGATCTCATCGTGGAAGCTACGATTCGGATGGAAGTACGGTACCGACTTTCCATCCACCACGAAACCGTATCCGAACAGAGACTCTTCCTCGGGCTTATGCCTGAACTCATCGAAAGTCTGAGTCTGCGCAAACCGCACAAGGTACTCTCGACGGTTCATCTCCTTGATGAACTTGACAAAATCTTTCTTCTTTTCTGGATCAATAAGAGCAATGAGCTCAGAATCACTGAGCTTCATAAGCTGGGCGTTTGTCATCTTAGAGGTCCTCGAGGTGTCGTCGATTTTCTTTGCCGACAAATGGATTGCTGACGAAGATGACTTTGGTATCGAGGTAATTGGCATCGATAGCCCTGCGGATCTCTTGGGTTTGGATCTCATCGTCTTCGTAGAAGTAATCAACTTGGATACCAAGCTTCGAAAGATCGACGATAGTCTTGGCCTTGTGCTGTCCAGAAGATACTCGAGTCTTTCGTTCATATGGTACCTGGTTGAAGAAGACGGTATTGTTGATTCCATTCCTGCGGAGGAAAGCCAGAGTCTCTGCTTCTTCCTGCTGGCTACGACCTGTGATGATCACGTCTTGAGGTCCTGGACGAATTCCGCAGACTCCATCTCCGAGATGAATCACGCCATCGATATCAAAGCCATTCACCTTCATGCAGCCTTCCTCTTGAAGGTGAAGTCAAACACCTTCTTCTGCTTGAACATCATGATCGGGTGCTCAGTTACTTCCCACAGAGCTGGATCAAAGAACCTTGCCGGATACTCCTTAAACTTGCCTGACGTCTTGTGGAACTCAATCGCCACGGTCTCAACAAAGTCGGGAATCTTGTCGATAGTGTCGAGCAAGTCATATTCCTTCCCCTCAATGTCGATCTTTAGAACCTGGGGACGATACTGCTCAAGTAGGGCGCTGAAGTTGTGAGAATCAACCTCGACCGAGACATCACTGGAGTTGCGGCGCTTTGCTGTAGACGAAGAAACTGAGTTTCTCTGCGACGTAGCGTAATAGAACGTGCACTTTGGTTCGCTGTGCTCGCTCACGGCAGCGTTCAGGTTTAAGGAGTTCGGAGAATTCAGCTGGAGCATCGCAAAGTTGTCTGGGCAAGGCTCAACTGCAATGACCTGCTTTGCTCCAGCATCTACTGCCATCCGCGCAAATCCACCGATGTTTGCTCCAAGGTCCATGACAACCTTGCCCTTCACATCAATGTCACCATAGTTTTTCTGGCACTCCTTGATCGAGTTCGGATCAAAGGTGTCGATTCGAATGTAGTAGCCGCTTGGCATCTTCTTGACCTTGCATTCGACAAAGTCTCGAAGCTTACCATCGAACCGACGACCGACAGGAAGCACTTCATTCTCTGCGCTCACTTGACCTCCCGATTGCCAGAAGGAGCAATGGCGTAGAGGTCCTGAGCCTTGTACGGCTTGTTCTGGCGCTCAGTGTAACGTGTGAGGCGGCGCTGAGAGAGGGACTCGCACTCATAAACGGTCTCGTTCAGAGTAAGCTGCTGGGGAGGCGTCTTCTGGGTGAAGGCGCTCGGACCACGGAGGGCACCGACCAGGCCCATCTCACGAGCGACCTTGAGATAGCGCACTGCATCGATGACTACGCCAGCCGAGTTCGGAGAGTCGATGACAGAGAGCTGTGCATCGAGGATGACCGGCGCGCCGAGGAAGCCCTCCATCTCAACACGGAAGTTCGCCACCTTGTTGTCACCGTAATACCGAATGTACTCTGACGGACCTGCGTGGAGGAACGAACCCTCGGGGTTCACGTTGCGGATCACGTTCTGCGCACGGATCACGTTCTCCTTCGAGACCTTCTTGTACTTAAGGCGGGACTGGTCGGTCATGTTCAGGAAGTCGGTGTTACCGCCGACATTTCGCTGGATGTGGCACTTGACCTTGTGACCACGCTCGAAGGCGAGCTCCTGAATCATCTGGCTGAGAATCGACGCGCCGAACTGCGACTTCATGTCATCACCGATGAGGGGAATTCCGGCATCAATAAACTTCTGCTCCCACTCAGGATTCGAAGCGATAAACACCGGAATGCAGTTCAGGAATGAGACGCGGGCCTTGAGACAAGCCTCAGCGTAGAACTCAGTCGCCTTCTGGGATCCGACGGGCAAGTAGTTGATGAGGATATCAACCTTACGATCGACAAGAACCTGAGCGACATCGACCGGCTTCTCGTCCGAGGCGCGGAAAGCCTCGTCATCAGAGTAGTTCTCCATGACGTAAGCGATTCCGTCGAGGATAGGGCCCATCTGCACAGTGGGCCCAGCCGGAACATTCTTCTCGTAGATCGGAGTGCAGTTCGGCTTCGCAAAGATCGCGTCACGGAGCGACTTGCCGACCTTGCGCTTGTCGACATCGAATGCCGCAACAACCTCGACATCTCGAACATTGTAACCGCCGATGTCGCCCTTCATCAGGCCATCTCGCTCGGCACCGTTCGTGTAGCCGTTGTAATAGGTGAGGCCCTGGTAGAGAGAACTGGCACAGTTTCCAATGCCAACGATCGCAACGCGGATCTTGGCAGTCTCAGAGGTGTTCTTAGCGGACATTGTTGACTCCATTGTGAAGACTATTGAACTTGTCGGTTTCAAGATTCCAGCGGTAAGACTGGGGACTCAGGTGAATGCTCTTGGGGCGTTCCATGTACTCGAAATCGAGCTCTCCCTTGCTGTTGATGAACTTGGAAGGCCAGTGAAAGATGCGCCAGCCGTTCTCAGATCCCATCTTATCCTGGAGAGCGTTAAATGTTTCGACCAAAGTGGCACGCTCTGCCCAAGAACCAAAGAACGGAGTGCCCTTAAAGAGACCAGTTCCAGGCAACTTTCGAGACTCATTCTCGATAGGCAGTAGATTCACGAGCTCGACATTCTTAATTCCGAGCTCCTTCACCTGCTGCTCGAGCTCAATAGCCAAGCGCTTGATCTCTGCAAGACCGTCTTCGGTCCGCATCAAGTGGTGCCGCACATCGATGTTACCGAGGTAAATCGTGATACTGTCGAGGCCAGAGAGCTTGAGACCAGAGCGCTCCTCGATCTTCTTGCCAAGTCCATCTCGGAGGGTGCTGAACAGGGTGAGACCATCGTTGCGGCAGACCATCTGGCCAGGGTGGTAGGTCGAGAAACTGTGACTGTCACCAAAGCAGAGGTTCCGAGTGCGCTCTACATGATCGAATCGACGAGTGTTCCGGCAGATCTCATCAAGGCGCTCAGGGTCAAGCTGCGCGACATCCTTGCTGGTCGACTTATTCGTCCAGCGGCTCTTGACGCTAGCACCAATCATCGGCATGTCGTGGTTCATCACGAAGGTCTGACCCTTGAAATCCTGGATTCGCTTGAACCGCCAGACGACATTGTCATCGATACCGAAGAAGTAGTTGATCGCGCCGCCATAAGCAATACCGAGCGAGACGATCAGAACGTCGTAACCCTCGTAGGTGTCACGCTGGCCCAGGATCTTTACGTTCTTCCAGCCAGCATTCACCAGCATGTTGCGGTAGAGCTGGACCCAAGCAGAGTTGTGAGAGTGCTTTGCCTTTGGAGTGACACGCTCCAGACCGTCAATCGCAATCTTGGCGTCCTTGGGGACATTGAAATCCGTGAAGAAGCTAGCAGACATTATCGAACTCCCGTGCTACCGAAGGCACCATCGCCTCGAATTGTGTTTTCTTCATAGAGATTGTTAAGCTCAACGACCTCCACATTATCATAAAAGACCGGAAGAAGTACAAACTGCGTGATCTTATCTCCACCAGAGATAACCTGCGGCTCAGTTCCGACATTCATCATGTGGAGGTGAATCTCGCCCTGATAGTCTTCATCGACAACGCAGGCTCCGACAACCAGCTCTTTCTTTGCCGCAATACCGCTCTTGTTGAAGGCGATCAAAGCATGACCCTTCGGCACGTTTGCTTTGACTCCGCTCGGAATGAGAACGCTATTCCCAGGATTCACCATGTAAACATCTGCGCTGGGCACAAAGAAGTCGATCCCTGCTGACTGAGGAGTTCCACGGGCTGGAGTCTTGACGTCACGAATCTTCGAGATTTTCACTTGGTCTCCTTCTTGGACTGGCGGTAGTTGTTCCAAGCGCCAAGGTATGCTGCGGCGTCGAGGAAGTTGTCTTCCTTGTAGTTGTAAGAGTGCCGGGAGAACTTGAGCGCGATGAGCATCGCAAACATGTCATCGGCATCGAGCTGCTTACCGGTCATGTTGGAAGCAATCGCCGCGGCACGTTCCAGACCCTCACCGATCGGTCCATACTGGCGCTCCTTCTCTTCAGAGCGGTTGTTGATGATTTCGTCAGCAGCCTTAAGAATGTTCATCAGAAGATCCTCTTCATTACGTTCTTGGTCCATTCGTTGATTTCTTCCTTGGTCAGTTCCCTACGTGGAAGCTGTAACATCTCTTCGTCGATGACAGACCAAGTGATGTCATCGCGGAGCTTGAACTTTGTTTCAGTTGGCTGAGGCTCGTGCTGGATGATGAATTTCATCATCTCAAAATGGCGCTCGTAGACGTGGAAGCTTCCAGCGTGGTGGAAATAGCGACCGAGCTCGACATTGAGTCCGCGAGTACGAAGCTCATTCAACATCATCTGCTGGAACATGCTGAAGGTGAACGCATCGTTGCAGAAGCCATAGACGGCATCGTTAGACCGCATGTTGACAGCGAGGTGGAGCTTACCCTGGCGCAAGAAGAACTGGATGTACTGCGTGCATGGGTAGTCCTTATCATTACCGTGCTTGTGATGCGGCTGGTTGATCGCGATCGTTGCTCGACGAGTATCGTTGTCTCGCATGAGTTCATCGATCACCCACTGCCACTGGGGCTTCAGGTACGTGCCGTATT